TGTTGCAGGGTGCTGATGCTGACCGTATCCGTGGTATCGGTCGTGCATGGAATACCAAAATTTCTGATTCCCAGGTACAAGCAATTCTTACCGGCAAGGCTGATCCTGCCACCGGGATAGTGTTGACTGAGGATGCTTTGCGCGAACAATTGCAGGCCAAGTGGAAGGGCGCTATGCCTCACTTGAAGGATCAATTTGATGCTGGTTTGACATTGGACCAGATTGGTTCCTCGTACAAATCTTATGCTGCACAGTTGTTGGAGAAGCCGGAGGATCAAATCAATATGTTTGAGGGTCCTTATTTGCAAGCGTTTGACAACGGTGCTGGTGGGCAATTGTCGCTATCTCAGTGGATTGAAAAGGTTAAGACTGATGACCGTTTTGGTTGGCAGTACACGAAACAAGCTAACCAGCAGGCTACGGATGTTGCTTTGACTTTGGCTAGAGCGTTTGGGAAGGTTGCGTAATGAGCGACGTTGGTTTTGGTGGGGTTGATTTTAGTTTTGCTTTTAATGAGAATTTTCAACAAGATTTAGCAGCGTACTTCCAGACCCCTGAGGGTCAAGCGAATCTTGCTGCATCTGGTCTTGAAGTTCCGGTTATCCCGACTGGGCCTGATTACACGCAGATAGTTAACGATGCGTACGCCCCTAAGTATGGTTACTACACGCCAGATGTGGGCGGTACTGCTGGTACTGGTGGTGCTGATGGTAAAGAAACAGAAGCGGAACGTATTGCCCGTTTAGATCGAGAAGCAGAGGATGCTCGACGTGCAAATGAACTTAATTTTGCTCAACAACAAGCAGCACTTGAAACAACACAGCGTCGTCAAAATGCCCGCTCAACAATGACATCGGTTCTCGCAACCTACGGTCTAGGAGACTTGTCTGACTACGTGTATAACGAAATTATCGCTAAAGAAACAGTGAACATCAACAACCCTGACGCAATCATTTTTGCTATCCGTGAACAGCCTGCATATCAAAAGCGTTTTGCTGGTAATGCGGCCAGGTTGAAGAAGGGTTTGTCTGAACTTGACCCTGCCTCGTATATCGGGTTAGAAAATCAGTTCCGTCAAACGCTCCAGTCCAATGGTTTGCCAGCAAACTTCTATGACCAATCAGATGACTTCCAAGCGTTGATTGAGGGTGATGTATCCCCTGCGGAACTTAATGAGCGTGTCCAGCAGGGCTATCGTGCTGTAGCTGACGCTGATCCGGCAGTCAAGGAACAGATGAAGAACTTGTACGGCGTTGGCGAAGGCGAACTAGCCGCATACTTCCTCGACCCTAAGCGCACAGCTCCACTACTTACCCGTCAGGCGCAAGCAGCCAGCATCGCTGCACGTGGACTAGAGCAGGGTGGCATCCAGTTGTCCGGTGCGTTTGCTGAAGACTTGGCCCGACGAGGAATTACTGAACAGCAGGCTCGCGCAGGCTTCGGTGAAGTCGGTGCTTTAGGCGAACTACGACAGACTTTCGCGGGTGAGACTGCACTATCCGGTGAACAACTGGCAGGTGCGGCATTTGGGATTGATGTCGCCTCGCAACAAGAGTTAGAGCGTCGTAAGCGTCTTCGTACTGGTGAGTTCGCTGGTGGCGGATCATTTGCTCGGACAACTGGTGAAACATCAGGCTCTATTTCTACTTCGGTGGGTAAAGCGCAATAGCATACTTGACACTGTCAAGCAAGGTGTGTGTATACTAGGAATGTTCGGTTACGGACACCATTGGAAACCCCCCGATTTCAATGTGCAAAAGGGGTGAGACTTGCAGCCATTCGGGAACCTCCATCCGAGTGTGGGCAGAAGGAGTGGGTCATGTCAGATGCAAACTACGAGTTTGAGGATGATGCAGTACAAGACCAGCAGCAATCGAAGGACCCTGTGCGAGCGCACTTGCGGAAACTTGAAGCCGAGAATAAGGCTTTACGTGAGCAGGCAGCGGAAGCGGAGTCAGCCCGTCGAGAACTTAACTTCGTGAAAGCGGGCATGGACCCGAACGATCCGAAGTACAAGTATTTCGTTAAAGGCTACGACGGTGAATTAACACCGGAGGCGATTCGACAAGCGGCAGAAGAAGCAAGTCTCATACCTAGTCAGAAGAAGGAAGTGGCTGCTGAACAGCAGTCATGGAATCGGGTGGCACAGGCAGCGCGAGCTGGCGAGACTAGCGAACCTCCTGTCGATTACGCTCAGCGTATTGCACAAGCAAAATCCACGGACGAAGTGATGCAACTTTTGGCCCAGGCGAGAGCCGAAGCAGAAAAATACTAATCACTCCCCATAGGATTCACGTTCTTTGGGGCTACCCCTAAAGGAAAGTCATGTCATATACCCAGCAAAGTTCGGTTGACACCGACCAGGCAGCGTATGACCGTTTGGCGTATTTCGCCCTACGTTCAGAAATGCTGTTTGATCAGGCAGCCGATGTTCAACCAACCAACCAGTCAATGCCAGGTTCTTCGGTAATCTTCACGATTTTCGCAGACCTTGCAGAAGCAACCAGCACACTTGCTGAAACCACCGACGTTACACCTGTAGCGATGAGTGACACGCAAGTGACTGTAACCCTTGCCGAATACGGCAACACAATCAACACCACCGCAAAACTCCGTGGAACTTCGTTCTTGGACGTTGATGCAGCAGCAGCGAACCTTATCGGTTACAACGCTGGTGACTCAATCGACAAGGTTGTTCGCGACGTTCTTGCTGGCGGTGACAACGTAGCCTACGGCGGCGGCGGATCATCTGATCCTTCAAGCCGTGTAACGGTTGCAGCAGAAGACATCATCGAAGCCAACGACATCCGTAAGCAGACTGCTGCTTTGCGTGGTGCAAACGTTGCAACGTTCAATGGTTACTACATGGGTTACATCCATCCTGACGTGTCGTACGACCTTCGTCGTGAAACCGGCAACGCATCATGGAACGCACCTCACGTAAACGTGGACACCATGAACATCTACAACGGCGAAATCGGAACCTTTGAATCAGTACGATTCATTGAAACCCCTCGCGCAAAGGTGTTCACCAACGCATCAAACGGAACCAGCACAACTGGAACGATTGACGTGTATTGCACACACATCATGGGTCGTCAGGCTTTGGCTAAGGCTTACAGCCAGGTTGACGGAAATGGCATTGTGCCTAAGGTCGTTCGCGGCCCAGTGGTTGACTCGCTTATGCGTTTCAATCCAATCGGTTGGTATTGGCTCGGTGGCTACGGTCGCTTCCGCGAAGCTTCGTTGCGTCGCATTGAGTCGTCATCCAGCATTGGTGCAAACGCAGCCTAATTAGTTAGGTTCGTTTAATCCTCCACAAGATGTGGGGTAGCCGAGTCCCCTCGCTCGGTTGCCCCACTTTTTGTATTTGGTATAGTCTTTCCAGCGAAAGGTTTGTATGTCGATTTCTAATTATGCGGAACTGAAAATCCTTGAACACACCACAGGCAAGACTGCGTGGACTATTCCTTCAAACGTGTATGTGAAGTTGCATACGGGTGATGCTGGTGAGGATGGGACTTCTAGTGCTGCTACTGAAACAACTCGTAAGGTTGCGGCTTGGGCTACTGCTGCTTCTGGTTCTATTGCTACTTCGGCAACTTTAGAGTGGACGAACGTTGCTGCTACTGAAACTTATACGCATTGGTCATTGTGGGATGCGTTGACTGCGGGTAACTGTTTGTGGACTGGCGCGTTGTCGTCATCTGCTGCGGTTACGGCGGGCGATACTTTTCAGATCACTACTCTCACGCTGTCGCTCGACTAGCCGTTAGGGGATAACCCCTCATGGCGCAAACAGCAGTCACAGGTTTTAGCGAACCGTTTGTTGACACCCACCCGTTTTATCGGGCAACCTATTTCCGTGTTGTTGGTCGTACTGCGACTGGTTCAGGTGATGGTTCTGCTTCTGTTGCTTCGGGTTCTGCTCAGGTTCGTTTAGGTCAGTTAACTGACTTCAGTTTCCCTTACCGTTTCGGTGGGCGTTTCTATTTGGGTGTTCGTGCGGTTATCACCGTTACTGCTACCGCATCAGGTTTAGGTACTGCTTCTTCTTCGGCGCAGGTGTTGCGTCAACGGCAGGGTACGG